GTGTTATAATGGCAAATTCTAATTCCTCTAGCAGTTTAGACGAAGCAAAACGATTACGATCTTCGTTAGGTGTTGAGTCAGTATATTTTGATCAAAAATTAATAGGATTAGAAGGTAATATATATTCAGAATTTAATCCTAGCCAATATGATGCTATTATGGCTAATATACAATCATCTGGTGTATCTCTTGAATCTGCAAAAATATTAGCATATGAAGTTTTAGCATTGGCTAATTACTATAACGAACCATATGATAAATATCTACCTTTAATTTTATCAGGTGCTATTTCTGTAACTAAAGATAAAATAGAAAAATTAAATATTACCAGGCCTTCAACAAATCAATTAAATTTAATAAATTCAGAAATAAATTCAGAAATAAATAAAGAACAGGTCGATTAATGGCTAGAAAAAGTCATAAGTTTAAGCAAGGATATTTTCAGCCAAAAAATCCTAATAAATATCGAGGCAAGCATGTTCCTATTTATAGATCAGGATGGGAATTAGCATTTATGCGACTATGTGATGATCATCCAAATGTAGAATGCTGGGCATCTGAAAGTCACCAAATACCTTATCGTAATCCTTTTACAGGCAAAATTACACGATACATACCAGATTTTTTATTATCATATGCAGATAAAAATGGTAAAAAACACATAGAACTTGTGGAAGTTAAACCTAGTAAGCAAGCAGGCATTACAGAATCACGTAGTAGAAAAGACAAAGCCGCGGTTATATTAAATAAAGCAAAATGGGCCGCTGCACAAGAATGGTGTAAACGTAGAGGAATTAAATTTAGAATAGTAACAGAAAATGAAATATACCACAAACCACAAAAATGACAAAGAAACTTGAAGAAACATTTAACTTACCAGATATAGCAGAATTAGCACCAGAAGATCAATTAGATAAAGTCTACGATCCTTCTGGTGAAGTTGCTTCTGCTCCACCTGAGTTAATTCAAACAAAAGAAGCATTGTCTCTAGCAGATAAGATAGATAGTGCATTACCCGAAGTAAAAGATATAAACACAAGTGATAGAGACATGGATCGTTATGCCGATAAAGCAGAAAAGGCATTTGAAGATTTAATGGATTTAGGTTTTAATGTAGAAGATAGAAATGCAGGACATGTATTTTCTGCAGCACAAACTATGTTAAAAAATGCTATAGATGCTAAAAATGCAAAGGCAGACAGAAAGTTACGTGCAATAGAATTGCAACTTAAAAAATTAAGATTAGATCAAAACGAAACAAAAAATGCATCATATAGTGAAGTTATAGATGCAGACTATATTGTTAGTGATCGTAATTCTCTAATAAATGAGCTTACGAAAAAACTAATTAATGATAAATAAAATAACAATAGGAGTTTACTATGGATATAAAAAATACGCATGAATCTTCAACTTCTATGCTTCGTAAATATTCTGATATGGTAAAAGAAATGTATAATCCTTCAGAACAGGTCAACGAAGAAGAAATTGAAGAAAATAAAGAAGAAATCGAAGAAGAAGAAACAGACGACAAGGAATAATTATGAAAAGATTTGAGCAATACCTAGCTGAATCAGAAAAAGAGTATGCTTTTAGGCTTAGATGTGCATGTGACTTAACAGAAGATTATATGGACAAAATAGAAAATAGACTTAAAAAGTATGAAGCATTTTCTGTATCGGCTCCTAAAAAAACTATGTTTCAATCTGCACCTCCTGGTTTTAACCATTTGTCTGGAGCAGAAGTTAATATAGTAGATTTTAAAACAAGAATGCCGGTAGCCCCACATGTATTGCTCCAAGATATCATAGAATGTTCTAAGTTACCCGAAAGCCATGTTAGAGTTTCAAATGCAAATGAACCATTAGAGGAAGAATTTGAAACACCGGAAGAACCAACAGGTGCAATTTTAGAACAACCATATGAAGAAGTAGATAATAGTCATTTATATGGTCCTAAATTAATAGGTAATCTCTTAGGAGATTTGGCAAAAGAAGCTCGTAAATTAGAATTTGCAAAACCAATAGAAAATATGCCAGAATCTGTAGCAACAGAAGATGGCACTAAAAGCCCAGTAGGAAGTTAAAATGGAAATAAAACCAGAAGAATTATCCCAATTAATGCAATTAGCAGGTATTTCACATCAACCAGAACAAGAGCCAGTCGCAGTTGCTATATCGGCTGAGGATAATATATCCGATAGTAATTGTAGTAATACTTCAACAATGCGGGGTTTGTTAGATGCCTTAAACGCCGACGAACCTGAAATTGAAGAAGAAATTGAAGAAGAAACCGAATGGGAAAATGCTTCTAGAGATTTTAGTAAATCAGCACATCCAGTACAAAATAATTATGATGATTTTTCATATCATCCCGCTAAAAATCACATGCAACGTAGAACAAACGGATACGGTGACAATCCATTGCGTGAAGAAGAGTTAATCAAAGAATACACTGAGTTCAAAAAAAAAGACTAGACGAATTTAGTTGGAGGCAACTTCTACCACAAAATTGGGGTAAAAACGAAGAAGAAGTAGATCTTCAACAAAAAGTAGATGCCCTCAAAGACGCCGGTAAAACAGATTCATATGCATTCAAAAAATTAAATAAAAATTTAGAAAGATTAATACGACGTAGAGAAAAGAAAGGTCATGGTTGGTCTGGTGTCGATAAAAAAATCGGCGATCTAGTTCGACCTGCAGCTAATGCTGCAGAAGAAGAATGGAGAGCTTATAAAGAGAAACGAGACCGACGGGAAAAAGCAGATAATAAAGAACAACAAGATAGAGATAAATTATTTACAGCCGCAATGGGAGATGTTGATAAACAACTTGCAACAACGGGTGTAGAACCACTAGATAATCAAGGTAGTAAAGTATCTGTAGAGAAACCAACTGCTAAAGATCTATATGCCGCAAGAAATCAAGAAGGTATTGCATCGTATAATGCCTTATTTGATAATCCGGGTAAACTTAAAAAAACTTTATTAGCATATCAAAAAGCATATAACGCAGGTGACTTCAACGCACAAAACGATATAGTAAAAGCCAATCCTGAAATAAGAGGATTGCTCGACAATAATTATAGAGATATTGTATCGGACAAAGGCGATTATAGCGATGTTCGACATACAGATATTGCAATGCCTGTACGAAGATGGTTGTCAGGCGAAAGAGATATAAAATCATTAGTAAGTAACTTTGATAAAAGTTTTACAAAATTAGGTATTGAAAATAATATTAGAAAGTACGAACCATCTAAGCCTGAACGTGATCCTTCTATTTTAAGAACCAATGATGATGAGGATACACAACCTGCATCAATGGGTGTAGAACTAGGAGATCCAAATCCAGAAATTAAAACAATAATTCCTGGCAAGACCATGGATCAAGCAAAGCGAGATGCAGAAGAAAACCGTAGATATGAAATGGCAATAGCAAAGTTTAAACGATCTGGCAATATAAGCGATTTATCAGATAATTCAAACATGAGCGATGCCCTTCGAGCTAGATTAAAAAATGCCCGAATAGCATTAAACAGAGCAACAAAAGGTAATGACAAAGCAGGGTTCGATTCAGATCTTGAACATGAGAGAACAACCGATCCTGAACATGAGAGAACAACCGATCCTCGATACAGAGATCATAAAACTCTTAGAAGTGCATCTCCGGTCTATACACCAATAGCAAGCACATCTAAATATGAACCAGAAGATACAGACTATTTAGATACTAGCTCAACCAGGCCTGTAAATTATAGTAAACAAGACATTAAAAGATTGTCTAAACTTGCTAGTGCAGGAAAAGCAGCCACATACGCAAAACCTAAACCTAAAAAAATATCTACCGCATTAAAAGAGCCAAGAAACCTAGGTAGTTATTTTACCCAAAAGGGAGGTTCTAATCAGCCAGCAACATCTAAAAGTTTAAGTTCTAATGTTCTTAATACCCCATCTAGTCAAAAAGCAATGGGGTTAGGAAGTAATAAACAACCAACAACTAAAGGTTTAACCAAAGGTGCAAATAGTGGTATTTCTAATATGTCAAGCAGCGGAAAGAATACATTTTTAAATTTAGATAAAAATGACTATACAATTCCTCCTTTTAATAGAGAGAAAGCATTGAAAAAAATACCTAAAGGCAACAAACAAGATTATATCTAATAATGAGTGCAAAGTTTGATACAACCCTTGTAAAACGTCCACATCAATCTGAAAAGTATACCAACGAAGAAATACAAGAACTTGCAAAGTGTATACAAGACCCTATATATTTTATAGGCAACTATTGTAGTATTCAGCACCCTACTAAAGGCAGAGTAAAATTTGATCTATTTGGCTATCAAAAAAGATTAATAGAAACATATAATAATTATAGATATGCAATAGCACTTCTTCCTAGACAAACAGGAAAGTCTACTGCGGCTGCAGCATATTTGTTATGGTATGCTATGTATAAACCTGACTCTGTTATATTAATTGCGGCACACAAATACGCAGGGGCCCAAGAAATAATGCAAAGGCTACGTTATATCTATGAAATATTGCCTGACTTTGTACGTGCAGGTTGTACAAGTTACAATAAAGGATCTATAGAGTTTGATAATGGTTCACGTATAGTTTCACAAGCAACAACAGAAACTACCGGACGGGGTATGAGTTTAACACTCATTTATTTAGACGAGTTTGCATACGTACAACCCCGTATAGCAGAAGAGTTTTGGGCTGCATTATCTCCTACACTATCAACCGGTGGTAAATGTATTATTACTAGCACACCAAATCAAGATAATGATCAGTTTGCACAAATATGGAAAGCGGCAATAGATAATACAGATGATTTTGGTAACGAACAAGAAATAGGCAAAAATGGATTTAAAGGGTTTACATGTCATTGGAGCGAACATCCAGATAGAAATCAAAAATGGGCAGATGAAGAAAAGGCAAAAATAGGAGACGAGCGTTTCAGACGAGAGCATGGATGTGAGTTTATTACTGCTGACGAAACACTAATTAGTCCGTTAAAACTTGTATTATTAGAACATAAAGATCCTGTACGCAAAACAGGACAAGTTCGTTGGTTCTCGGAAATTAATAAAAACTCTACATATTTTATAGGATTAGATCCGTGTATAGGTACAGGTAGTGACTTTAGTGCCATTGAAGTTTTCAGTATGCCAGGTTTACAACAAGTAGCAGAATGGAAACATAACAAAACAGATGTACGTAGTCAAATGTTAATATTACAAGGTATATTACAAGATATTTACGACGAAACAAAAACTGAAGAAAACATTTATTTTAGTTTAGAAAATAATGGTATAGGTAGAGCATCTATACAATCATTAGAAGAATTAGGTAGTACCAATTTTTATGGTAATTTAGTTAATGAACCCAAAAATAATAGAACTTTTCGGTTTACAAAAGGATTTACTACAACATTAAAAAGTAAATTAGAAGCATGTAGTAGACTAAAATACTTTATAGAAAACGACAAAATTAAAGTATATAGTAAAAATTTAATACAAGAATTAAAGACTTTTGTAGCTAGAGGCAGAGGTTTTGAAGCAAAAGATGGCGAACATGACGATTTAGTTATGGCTTTGGTGTTATGTGTACGAATTATTGATCAAATTACCAAACACGACGAAGATGCATTTAATGAATTAATAGATCCTCTTAGTATGGACCCTGTCGATATGCCCATGCCAATTGCCTTAATCTAATAAATATATTAAATAATGGATGTAATCTTATGGCAGTAAATAATAATATTATAGCACATGATTTATTTAAGACAATTAAAGGTTTTAATTTAAATGTTCAATTGTTTAATGAAGATGGTAAACGGGTAATAGATCCTGCTGAAGCAAGAAAGTTTTATGCTACAGATAAAAAATTTATGGTTACATATGAATCAGACGAAGATCCTCAAAGTATAAAAGTTTACTTTGGTAAAAATTTTACACTTGACGAAGGAGGAGATTTTCCGTACAATAAATTTATTAAACAAGTTAGGAATTTAGCACATAGAAAAAATGCAATAGATTTTACTGTTAAAAATTACGGCAAAGAAATTCAGCCTAAGGATTTTGCATACCAAGCAATAAATAGGAACGCAGATATGGGAAACATAGCAGAAGGTTTATCACCAGCATACGGGTCGAGTAAATCTAGTTATCAAACATTAGACAACGCAAAGTTAGTTATACGGCATAACAAGCCAGTAGACGAAAGTGCTCGAGGGTCTCGAGCAAGAAACATTACTGCATTATTTGTAGAAAATAGTGCCGGTGAACGTTTTAAGTATCCATACAATCATTTGGCAGCCGCAAGAGCAATGACACGGCATGTCGCAGAAGGCGGAACGCCATATGATAATATTGGCTCATATATTACAAAACTTTCAGAAGAAAGTTTAGGGTTAACTAAATTTATGCGTTATTCTAAATCAAATGGTTTAATGAATGAAGATACAGAACCAGTTATTGGTGGTATTAAAACACGATTAAATCAAGTTAGAGAATCATTAAAGCGTATGTCTACACACAAAGGGTATGCAAGTGTGGTAGAAACCTTAGGTGAAACTAAAAAAGAGTTAGACGAAGAGTTAGTAACAGAACTTAAAGATAAGTTTACAGTAGTACGATTTGACGAGGACATGGAATCAGTTCTTCCGTATGTTGCTAGGATAGTATCTGAAATGAATAATTCAAATAGAATATCAGAAACCTACAACGAGTTCAAAGAGGCAATCAGCAATGCTGGAGAAATTCAAGTGCAAATGGTAGAGGATGATCATCCAGAAAATCCTGCTAATTTAGCATTCGATAGTGTAACGAAGAAGAATCAGCATATTATTAATTTTATGGCAGAGCATATTGTAGATGAGAATATTCAAACATTGATGAAGCAGGTAGCAGTAGATTATCCAAGATATGACGTGCCTATGAAAAATGAGTCATTGGCATTAGTGAAATCTATTATGGAAACAGGACAAACTCCTGTTGCTGAACAGCCTGAGGCTCCAATGGAAGAAACATTTGTAGATGAACTCGACGAATCACTTAGTAAGTTTGCAAGTAATGATATCTTTTTTGAAAAGGGACATCCTCATCATCAAAGTCACAGGCACTGGCACATAGCCAAAGTTCAATCAGATGATAAGCTAAACAATATCTCTCCTAACAACGACTCGGCAGAAGGATTTGGAATAGATGCATCGGTAGGTGTAAATAAACTTCTACCTAAAGCTAAAGGTGACATGTCAACTAAAGGTAACATAGCACCTAAAAGTAAAATGAGTACAATGGCACCAACACCAAAAAAGAAACAAGATGATTCAGAATGGCGAAACATGACCTTAGCGAAAAACGAATCTAAGAGTGAAGTAGACGAAACCATTTTAAAACTCGCAGGGGTATACAAATGATTCCTAATATTAAGAATGAAAATGATTTAAGAAAATTAGCAGGAATTCCTATTAAAGAAGATCCTTTTGATATTCCGCCCGATGACGACGATGAAGCAGAAGATTGGGGTGCACCAAGTAAACCAAGCGGAAGTTTAGATAATATTCTTGCTAAATATAGAGAATCATTTGAATCTGTAATGCGGGGAGAATCTGCATTATACGATCATAATGAGTTCTTTGACGAGTTATACGAATATTATGTTAATTCAGGCGAAATGCCATATGGTATTGCTAAAGCAAGAGATGGCGACCCTGACCAATGGATTCAAGAAGAACTAGATCGTGAATATGGTGATGATTTTGCTACTGACGATGTACCCGATTCAATGGATGGGGATTTTGATTCAGGTATGGCTTCGGCTGGTATGGGCACCGATGAAGATTATGGCTATTATGGTGAAGGTACAGAACTAACTTTTAAAGAACAATTAAAAATGGTTCAAGAAGGTGGCACATACATGGGAGATGATGCATACAAGTCTTTGGAAAAGAAAGCATCAGATAATCCAGACGGGTATAAAAAAATGCCTGAATGGTTGCGAAAAGCCCATGTAGAGGCTAAAGCTCGCAGAAAAAAGCAAAAAAAGACTTGACGTTGATAAATAGATTTGTTATAATAAGTTCATGATGTTTGTCATGGACACTAGGCTAATAAAAGCAATAGAAATTTAGGCACAAACATAGGCTAATATAGGAGAAATAATATGGCTACACTAGCAGAAATACGAGCAAAGCTCTTAGAGAAAGAGCAGAAGTCCGGTGGGAACTTTCAATCCGACAACGCAATTTATCCATTCTGGAACATCCCAGAAAACACAACAGCAACATTAAGATTTTTACCAGACGGAGATGAATCTAATACTTTCTTTTGGAAAGAAAGACAAATGATTCGTTTAGCATTTCCGGGTGTCAAAGGACAAGACGAATCTCGTTCTGTAACAGTACAGGTTCCTTGTGTAGAGATGTGGGGCGATGCATGTCCAGTTCATGCAGAAATTCGACCTTGGTTCAAAGATCCAAGTCTCGAAGATGAAGGTCGTAAGTATTGGAAAAAGCGATCTTATATTTTTCAAGGATTTGTTACTGACAATCCAATGAGCGACGACCAGCCTCCAGAAAATCCAATTCGCAGGTTTATTATAAATCCATCTATCTTTAAGATTATTTCATCTTCTTTAATGGATCCAGACTTTGCAGAAATTCCAACAGATTACGAACAAGGTACTGACTTTAAACTTACAAAAACACAAAAAGGTCAGTATGCAGACTATTCTACTTCTAATTGGTCTCGTAGAGAGAGAAGTTTAGATCAAACAGAAAGAGATGCAATTCAATCACATGGTTTGTATACTCTTAATGATTTTATGCCTAAGCGACCAAACAACGAAGAAATTAAAATCATTTTCGAAATGTTTGAAGCATCGGTCGCAGGCGAATTGTATGATCCAGAAAGGTTTGGATCATATTATACTCCACAAGGTGTTCAACTTAATACTAGACCGGCACCTAGAACACCTGAACCAGTTGTTACACAATCTGCAACACCTGAACCTGTTGCAGAAGCAGCAACTCCTACCGAAGAGAAAGTAGTTGAAACAGAAACTAATACTACAGAAGAAAAGCCTTCGGCGGATCAAATTCTTAAGATGATCCGAGATCGCAAATCTCAATAATTAGTTAGTTATATAACTCCTGGTTATATAACTAAGAGGTATATAACCAGGGGGGCAAAAGTCCCCCTTTACTCAGGAAAAATATGAAACCATTTGATATATCTAAATTTAGAAAAAGTATTACAAAAGCAGTACCAGGAATGTCCACAGGATTTCACGACCCCGTAGATTGGATCAGTACTGGTAATTTAGCCCTTAATTTTTTAATTTCAGGGGATTTTAATAGAGGAATACCATTAGGGAGGGTTACATGTCTTGCTGGTGAAAGCGGAAGCGGAAAAAGTTTCATTGCCAGTGGAAACTTAGTGCGTCATGCCCAACAACAAGGCATCCTCCCTATTTTATTAGATACAGAAAATGCATTGGATTCAGATTGGTTGCAAGCATTGGATGTAGATATTTCAGAAGATAAATTATTACGGTTCGGCGTATCAATGATTGATGAAGTTGCAAAATTTATCAGTGAGTTTATGAAAGGCTACCGCGATCAGTATGCAGATGTACCTTATGAAGAACGCCAAAAAGTTCTCTTTGTTATAGATTCGCTAGGTATGCTACTTACCCCAACTGATAAAGATCAATTTGAAAAAGGTGACATGAAAGGTGACATGGGTCGTAAACCTAAGGCATTAACGGCCCTTGTTCGTAATAGTGTTAATTTAATTGCAGGTAATCCTGTAGGAATAATTGCTACTAATCATACATATGCATCACAGGATATGTTTGATCCTGATGATAAGATTAGTGGCGGACAAGGTTTTATATATGCTTCGTCTATTGTTGTTGCAATGCGAAAACTTAAACTTAAAGAAGACGAAGACGGTAATAAGATATCAGATATTAGAGGTATTAGATCTGCATGTAAAGTAATGAAAACACGTTTTGCAAAACCATTCGAAAGTGTGCAGATTAAAATACCTTATGATACAGGTATGGATCCATATAGTGGATGTTTAGACTTGTTTGAAAAAGCAGGTGTAATAGTTAAAGAAGGTAATAAATTAAAATACACTACTACAACCGGAGAAGAAATTAAAGAATTTCGTAAAGGTTGGGGTGCAGAAAACCTTCAAAAAGTTATAGATGATTTCAAAGAAAATGACGCTCCTTTGGTAAATAACGATGACGTATTACCAGAGGAGGTTGTCGATGAAGATGAATGAACAAGAAGTACATTTAATACATGATTTATGGGATGTTATTAAATCATATTCATCATCTAAGGATCACGAAATAGCATGTGAAGAACTTTTAGAAAAGTTCGATAACAATGGATATGTTATCGAAGATAATATAAGAGAGTTAAAAGGTTACGATGGAGTGATGGATGATGTGTTGGCGAGTATGTTTTATGAAGAAGAGGAAGAGGACGAAAACCCCGAAGTATACGACTATTAATGAGTACATGGTATAGAAAAGTCCAACAAGACTTAGGCGAACTTGTAAACTGCATATTAGCATACGAAGAGCAGTTAGAGAAAGCACGAGTCGAGTGTGGCATGAAAGGCAACCTAGAAAGATTATCTCGTGAGATGCCTGGCATCGTAGAACATCGATTTAATCAACTGCAAGAAATAGAAGCAATCTTAGAATTTCTAAATATAGAGCTTCGTAAGAAACGATCCCACGTTTTTAGACAATATACTGAACATTATAATAAAATGTTAAGTTCTCGAGATGCTGAAAAGTATGTTGATGGCGAAGATGAAATTGCAGACTTTCAACACTTAGTAAATGAGTTTGCATTACTAAGAAATCGTTTTCATGGTCTTATAAAAGCCTTAGACGCAAAGCAATTTCAAATTAATAATATTGTTAAACTGCGAGTAGCAGGATTAGAAGATATTGGATTATAATGGGTAGCACAGAAGATTATTATTATGATGTTTTTTTACCTAAACAAGAAAAAGAACAAAAAGAACAAAAAACGGCTGAAAGTTTAGTAGAAATAGTAGAAAAAATGAAAAAAGATAGAAAAAAAGAAGAAAAAAATGCCAAAAAAGGTTGACTTTTTTGTTGCAGATAGTATAATACTTACATGCTGAACGAGAGAGTAAACATTAACAACGAACAAGGATGCACTATGCAAATCAACGCAAAAGTACATAACGGTGAATACGGCGGCAAGCAGATACTTAACGAAACTTTTCCTTTAGTGAAAGGTTTTTCGGTAGGTAAGAACGGCGGCTTTATTACTGTTGATGGTGCCCAGGTTGATGGATATCCAGACAGAGAAATCCGTATTAAACTTGTTAATAAAAACGACTACGAAGTTGTTAATTTTTATGGAGCAGAAGTGAAGCAAGAACTTGTTGATAACACACCACAAGCAGTAAAACAAGAGCTCAGCGATGAAGAGAGGCTTGCAGAAATCCGAGAGCGTTTTGAAATACTAGACGAAATGACACAAGGCTCCATAGATGGAGTTGTACGTGGAATGGTTGTAACAGGACCTCCAGGAGTAGGAAAAAGTTACGGTGTTGAAAAAGTTATTGAAAAGAACAGTATGTTTGATAAACTTGCAGACAAGCCAGTTAGGTTTGGAACTGAAAAAGGTGCTGCAAGTGCAATTGGTTTGTACCAGTTACTTTACAGGTATGCTGATCCAGGAAGCGTGTTGGTACTTGATGACTGTGATAGCATCCTTTGGGACGAAGTTAGTTTGAACTTGCTGAAGGCGGCACTTGATTCCAGTAACAAGCGAATGATTAGTTGGAACACAGAGAGTTCAGCATTACGCAGAGAAGGTGTTCCGGAGAAATTCGAATTTTGCGGATCAGTTATTTTTATTACAAATCTTAAATTTGATAATGCCAAAGGCAAGATCAAGGATCACTTAGATGCAATTCTTTCAAGATGTCATTACTTGGATTTGACACTTGATACGATGCGTGATAAAATGCTCCGTGTAAAACAGATAGTAGGAGACGGTATGCTTACAAAGTATGGGTTTGATAAAGCAGAGCAGAATGAGATTATTAGTTACATGGAAGATAACAAAGATAAGTTGCGTGAGTTGAGTTTGCGAATGGTAACTAAGGTTGCAGACCTCAAGAAGATGTCACCAACACGTTGGCAAAGACTTGCAGAAAATACTTGCATAAAGCGTGGCAAGTAAAATTAATTAACCTTTAACTAAAAGGAGTCTTAGGACTCCTTTTTTTATGACTTAATGCCTGAATGTACAATTGAAATAAAAGACGAAGTAAATGTTAAAATACATGATCTTGATTTAGTTACAAGAAGACAACTAGAAAAAAAGTTCAAGTATTTTTTACCACATGCATTCCATGTACCTGCTTATAAATTAGGACGATGGGATGGGTGTGTTTCCTTCTTTGGTGTAGGTGGTGTTACATACCTTAATTTGCTTGATGACATAATACCTATATTAAATGAGAAGTATGTCATTAACATCAAAGACCATCGTAAGAATCAAACATTTAGTTTTGACGAAGTAACAGATACTATACATGGTAAACTAACATGGCCCAAAGGACATACACACGAAGGCAAAAACATAGTATTACGTGATTATCAAGTAGAAATAGTTAATCAGTTTTTAGCAGAACCACAATGTTTGCAGGAGATTGCTACAGGAGCAGGAAAGACGCTAATTACGGCTACTTTAAGCTATTGTGTTGAACCTTATGGGCGTAGTATAGTCATAGTACCTAATAAAGACCTTGTTACGCAAACGGAAGACGACTATAAGAACTTAGGGCTCGATGTTGGGGTATTCTTTGGGGATAGAAAGGATATTGGTAAGACTCATACGATATGCACCTGGCAGAGCCTTAATTCTATGGACAAAAGATACAAGGACGGGGAGATAGATATAGGACTTAAATTATTTGCTAAAGGTGTAGTATGCATTATGGTAGACGAAGTACACATGGCTAAAGCAGATGTATTACGCAAGTTGTTAACAGGGCCATTTGCATCTATACCTATACGTTGGGGACTTACTGGTACTATTCCGCAAGAAGAACATCAGTATGCAAGTCTTAAAGCATCCTTAGGCAATGTAATAAACAGATTAAGTGCGTCTGAATTACAAGAGCAAGAAGTTCTTGCTAACTGCGAAATAAATATAATACAGATACAGGATACAGTTCAATATCCTAATTACCAGTCCGAGTTAACTTACTTAACAACAAACTCAGATAGATTAGATTATCTATCAGAATTATTCAAAGACATTGTCAAAGAAGGCAATACACTTGTTTTGGTAGATCGTATTAAAGCAGGTGATATGCTACAAGAAAGGCTAGGAGATGAGAGCGTTTTTATATCAGGTTCCGTTAAGTCAGCAGACAGACGAGAACAATACAATGAAATACAAGACTCTGACAACAAAGTCATTATCGCTACTTATGGTGTCGCATCTGTTGGTATCAATATACCTAGGATATTTAATTTGGTCTTATTAGAGCCTGGCAAAAGTTTTGTTAGAGTTATTCAATCAATTGGGCGAGGTATACGAAAAGCACAAGACAAAGACTTTGTAAAGATATGGGATATAACATCCTCTGCAAAGTTTAGCAAGCGACATTTAACTAAACGTAAAAAGTTTTATACGGAAGCAAAATATCCGTTTACAATTCAAAAGACCACAATATGAAAGTATTAACATTAGAAAATAAACCATTAGAAGTAGATAATTTACCAGACGAAATAGATGATATAAGGTATAATGTATTAGATTGTTCTGATCCAAATGACATAGATTATATTTTTGTTCCTTTAGTATTTTTAGAATCTTTTAATTCTCCTGCGGCAGTTTGTAAAATAGGTAATAATATAATAAACATACCGTTAGATTGGAGTTTAGTTATTAGTGAACCTGATGTAGGCGATGCAGAAATAATGCCATTGATGTCATTAAATGATAGAAATTTTAAAGCATTTTCTTTAAATCCTTTAACAGATATAATGCCTAGTTTTTTACCTATAACTATAGAAAATGTATATTCTGAAACTAAATGGTTTGTTCCTAAATTGAAACCAGGACATATTTTAACTATGCCTTTAAATAATCAAGATAAACCTCAATGTGCATTTTTTCTAAAAGAAACCAATAAAGTTCCTGAAGTTCTTGACATAGGTCAAATATGGGTATAAAATATGTTGTTATTTGATGATATATTAACTCTTGACGAACTAGAATTTTATTCAAATAACATACTACAAGAAAATACCGAACCTTATATATTTGATAAAACCAAAAAACCTAAAAATTTGCAAGAAGAGCTAATATTAAAAATATTTAATGAAAAATTGAATATGATGCATATTGCTAATTTTATTGAATATTGGATAAACACAAATGACAAAGATCATAATGAATATTACCATATAGATAAAAACGAGTTATTATTAGAACAAAAAAATATATTATCTGTACCATTATATAGTGCCGTAATGTATTTATGGAAAAATAATATACAAGGAGGATACTTACGTATATACGAAGGACCAACTAAAACAGAATATTATGAAAAAATAAAACCTGTTCAAAATAGATTATGTATTTTTGAAGGTGGATATACTTTGCATGGCGTAGAAAAAATTTATAGTGGTATTAGATGTTCATTGGCAATAAGCTTCTGGGAAGAAAAACCATTATTTTATGAATAAAATAAATTTAAAAGATGTCTGTTTAGCAATAGACAAACGTAACAAAGAATTTTATAATAGTTTAGATAAAGAACAACAAAAGAAGTTTAGCACATGGCTTTATATGCGGTATGCTTCTAGTGTTGATAGTCCTATATTCCGTGATCATTATTTGCAAATGGTTAATGACCTTGTAAATGTTAACTTTAATGACTTACGACATCATGTAGAATTGCAATGGTTATTAATGTCGTTATGTGGTATAGGCAAAAAACAATTTCATCCTTGGGTAAAACCAGGTAAACGCAAAGAAAAGCCTAAAGTAAAAACATGGCTAGCAAAAGCATTTCCAGAATTAAAAGATAGCGAATTGGACACATTGATAGAATTAAATACAATTGATGAACTTAAAGACTACGCCAATCAACAAGGACTCACAGATAAAGAAATTGACAGAATCTTTTAAATGTAAGTATTGCTTCAAATCATTTAAACGTGAGAGAACTCTCACAGTTCATATGTGCCAGCAAAAACATAGATGGAATACTAAAGACGAAATACCTAGTAGATTGGCATATGAAGCATATTGTGTATTTCATAAAACTTGTATGCCTGGCGGAATACATAAAGATAAACAACCATTAACTAAGTTTATTAGTTCGCCTGAATATAATGGATTTTATACATTTGGAAAATATCTTGCTGATTTAAAATTACCTATGAATCAACAAGAAGAGTTTATTAAATTTGTTATGCAACAAGGCGTTAAAATACGAGACTGGTGCAAAAGTTTTGTATTAGAAGAATTTATTAAACAGTATTCTTTAAAAGAAGACCCTAAACGGGCAGTTGAATCTGTCGTATTATTAGCAGAGGAGTGGAGCAATGAAACTAACAGACATTGGACAGAGTTTTTTGATCAAGTATCCCCGAGCAGGGCAACTCATTTTATCATCACCGGACGTATTAGCCCTTGGATTATTTATGGTACTAGTGCTGGTCAACGTATGGTTGATCGATTAAATGAAAAAGAATTAGAAATAGTAATCAATCATATTAATGTTAACACATGGAAACATAAGTTAAAAAAATATCCTGCATCTTTGAATGCATTAGAAGTAATTGATGAAACTTGTAAATGACAGATATTGATATCGACTTAAAAAATAGAGATGATGTGCTAAACAAGTTAAAGCACATACCGGCAAGTATTATTACTAATACAGTAAAAAAACACAATACAGGTGTTTATTTTCACGACATTCCGCATGATCCTACAACAAATTTATCTACGATTAACTATAAGGAAGCCGAAGAATTAGGTTATTTTAAACTCGATTTACTCAATGTAAACATCTATGAACATGTCAAAGACGAAACCCACCTAACTAGATTATTAGAACGAATCCCAGATTGGTCTTTGTTATTGCATAAAGAAATTGTTCAGCAATTATTTCACATACATGATCATTATGATATAGTTTCTCAAATGAAACCAAGGTCTGTTGAACAGCTTGCTATGGTATTAGCTATAATACGACCTGCCAAAAGGTACTTATTAGGACAGCCATGGATAGTAATAGAAGAACAAGTATGGCAAAAGCCTCAAGATGGTTCATATTACTTTAAAAAATCTCATGCTATAAGTTATGCATATGCAATAACAGTCCAGCTCAATTCTCTTTGCGAATTAGCTGAATCTGCCTACGTTTGACTCTTTTTTGTATTACATCTTGTAAAGATATAGAAGGCCCGTACAATATTTCGAAATTTTTAATAGAAAAACTAGTTAATATATATCGAAAATCTTGAAATCTTTTTCCTAATATTATGTTAATAGGAATCATTCTATTAGATTCCCACCACCATTCTTCTCCAAGCTCTAAAAATAATTTTTTCTTTTCTTTTTCTTTTAATTTATTGAATACATAAACAGATGCTAAATTATTGCTTATATTTTGCACAATACCTATATATTCTTCATCTCCTTGTTTACATAAACTTAAAAAAGGAAATTTATCTAAAAATTCTTTTATTTCTGATTCTAGTTCCATAAGTAAATTACGATAAATATATTTAAGTGAGATATAATATGGCTGAAACAATTTATTTATATAAGTACGATATCAATATACATCTCATGTTAGCAAATGATAATAATAAAACGGTGAATCCTCCTATGAATAATAAAATAATAAAAGTTTACAAAGGTGTTAGTACTGTATTAAATTTTTTCATTAAAGATAACGACCGAAAACCTGTTAATTTAAATTCTGGTACACTTACAGCATATTTAGTAGACCATACAACCAAAAGTTTACTATTTTCTAGAGAATTAGTAGAAATAGAAAATGTTACAGGGAAAGCCACTTTAACAATATCTGATGTTGATTTAACTGTTATAAAATCAGGATTTTATGAATTAGCAGTGACATTAACAAATAATGACGGACAATCATTGCCTTTATTTGTAGATAGATCAGATAATACAAAAGTAACTATTGAACTTAAAGATGGGCCTATACCTGGATTTGAAGATTCGATAACTACTACTTTTTCTATTCCTGGAGGAATAGGCGATAAAACATATAGTTCGGCAATATCTGTTAGTGATACAAATAATGTTCTTCATACATTAGCAATTTATCATACCAATTATACAGGAAACATTTATGTAGAAGGATCAATAGAATCAACATCTGCTGCTTCTGGGTTTTTCCCTATATCAATTGGTTCAGGTGCGGATTATAAATCTTATACCGCATCAACATCAGGTCAATTAATTGATTCTGTTAATTTTACATCTAATTTAACATGGATTAGATTTGCCCATGATCCAGATGCTGCTAATGTAGGAACGGTTGACAAAATCTTATATAGAAGTTAAACTATATGCATGAGTATAGTTCTGGATGTTGTTAAAGCAAATCTTCCAATAAACGCAAAACAGACTCCATCTGGTTGGACCACTATAAATTGTCCATGTTGTATTCATTACGGCCAATCTAGACCCGACACAAGACATAGAGGCGGTTTTATTTTTACACCTGAAGAAGGTATAATATATCATTGTTTTAATTGTAATTACAAAACGGGTTGGAAGCCAACAGATAGATTTACTGATAGATTTAAAAAACTATTAAGATATTTAGGCGTACCTAAATCGGATATACAACGTCTTCAACTGGAGACGATGCGAGAAGCAGATTTAGTTCAACCAGTAAAAGAAGAAACATCTGAATATAAAATAAATTGGCCAGAAATAACTTTACCTAAAGGCTCTAAGCAATTAGATAAATGGGAGTTTAGTCCGTTATTTAATAGAGCATTAGAATATATTAGTAATAGAAAATTACTTGAATTAGCAGATTGGTATTATAGCGATGCAGTTATAGGTCAAATGCAAAACAGAATTATACTGCCGTATAAGTATAAAAATAAGGTAGTAGGTTTTACTGCAAGATGGACGGGAGAAAAACAAAACAAATATCCTAAGTATTATCAACAACAACCTAAGGACTTTGTGTTTAATTTAGATGCACAAAAAAATAATAGAAAATATGTTTTAGTTACTGAAGGCCCGTTTGATGCATTAGCAATAGATGGTGTAGCAATAGGCGGTAGTAACATAAATTATCAACAAGCACAAATAATAAATCAATTAGGTAAAGAAGTTATATTTGTTCCAGACCAAGACAAAGCAGGTATTGATGTAATACGGCAAGCAATTTATTATAACTGGCCTGTAAGTTTTCCTCCTTGGGAAGAAGCAAAAGATTGTGCAGATGCAGTGATTAAATATGGTAGACCATTTACTTTAAAAAGTATATTAGATTTTGTTGAAACAAATAAAACAAAAATAATAGTAAAAAGTAAGGTTATGAATGGCTGAAGAAGCAAAAGAATATACAGAAGATATGCAAAAACTTTATGTAGAGTTTTTGTTATCGGATTCTGAGTTGTATGGTAGGTGTCAAGCAATTATAGACTCAGAATATTTTGATAGAAAATTTAGAAAGAGTGTAAAGTTTATACAAGAACATGTAGACAAATACACAACGGTTCCTACTATAGATCAGTTGAAGGCAAATACAGGTGTTGAATTTACATTAGTTAAAGATGTAGATGAACGACACCAAGAATGGTTCTTAGACGACTTTGAACAATTTTGTAAACACAAAGCATTAGCAAATGCAATTTTAGGTTCGACAGATTTATTAGAAGAGAATCAATTTGGTGCAGTAGAAAAAATAATTAAGGATGCAGTACAAGTTAGTTTAGCAAAAAACTTAGGTACAGATTACTACAACGAACCTGCAGATAGATTGCGTAATTTAAAATCTAAGAATGGCGGTACTAGCACAGGTTGGACTTCTATTGATGCTAAGTTATTTGGAGGATTTAACAAAGGCGAACTTAATATATTTGCAGGTGGTAGTGGTGCAGGTAAGAGTATATTCCTGCAGAATCTTGCATTAAACTGGTCGCTAATGGGTTTAAATGTTATCTATTTAAGTTTAGAACTTAGTGAACATCTAACTGCAATGCGAATGGATGCAATGGGTACAGGATATTCAACTAAGGATTTGTTTAAAAATTTAGATGATGTAGACCTGCGTGTTAAAATGCAACGTAAAAAAGC